GATACTGAAGCATTACGGCGCACAGATGGACCTCGGGCAGCGCACGGAAGCGTGGCACGCCGCTCGGCGCGGGAAGCTCACTGCATCGAACCTCGGCGCGCTCTTGGGTCAAGTCTCCTACACGAGCCGTGCGGAGGCGTTCCGGCGCGCTCTGGGCACTGACGACTTCCAAGGGAACGAGGCGACCGAGTGGGGCACAGTGAACGAGCCTAACGGGATTGCCTACTACGAGCAAGTCACTGGGAACAAGGTAATTGAGACTGGTCTGCACACTCATCCAAACTTCAATTGGATTGCGGGCTCCCCTGACGGGCTCGTCGGTACTGAGGGCATGGTCGAGATCAAGTGCCCCTTTTACAAGCGCACACCCCATGCGGAGATCCCTGGGCACTACTACATGCAAATCAACGCGCTCCTCGAGTGCACAGGCCGAGACTGGTGCGACTACATCTGCTGGACACCCCAAGCGACCTCGATCTACCGAGTTTACCGCGACACGGCGCTCTTTAACGAGCTGTGGTACTACTACTCGGACATCTACATGGCGATTAAGGGCGAGTGGCAAAGTCCCCCACCACTCGGACCCGGCCAAAAGAAGGAGATCGCGGAGCTCGTGCGCTTGAGCATGTGGATTAACGTGAACCGCGAGTTCTGGAGTCGCCAGACGCTCCGGGACGCGCAACCTTCTTCTGACCCCTTTGACGAGATGCTCGATGCGCCTCCGGACGGCGCTAACAGTCGCAAGCGGTCGTTCGTATCCTTCAATGAAGATGGACTCGCCCCTCAGGGAAGTGACCAAGTCTAGGCTCGAACTAGCAAAGTGGCGCGCAAACTTACTGTTCACTGAGCGCAGCGCAGTGAGCAAGCGCGCCTTTCGGAACTTTGCAGTGCGCAAGTACCGCTGCAAACCTCAGCAAGTGACCTTTGACGACAAGGGAGCGCTTCGGCGCCTCCAGGGGGCGATACTCAGCTACAGCGACGACCCGGACCTTAATGGGCAGACTAGCGAGACGCAGATCGAGATCATGTACCAGTGGAGCACGTGGGCGGAGTTGGTCACTGTGCTCCTTCACGAGGCGATGCACAATTGGTGCCGCGTCCGGGGCAAGTTCATGCACACGGAGAACGAACACTGGTGTATGGGTCGGTTGGGCGAGCCTAACGAGAGTTAATAATCTAAAAGAGTAGAAAACGAGCACATGACCCAGCAACCCCGTGGCGCGTGCCTCTCAGACTTCAATCCACGCCCCGACGTGCACTCAGTGCCCTTCCTCGGGCAAGTCGAGAAGCTCGCTCACTATGCTCATAACATGTGGAGCGACGAGCCGCAACCCCGACGAGCCGACGGGATCAAGCAGAGCTACGGGAGCGGAACCCCGACACTCAATGGCGCGAAGACGAATTGGGCGGGAATCCCGGTTCCCGCGCAGTACTTTCAAAAAGCGAGCACTAGTGCAGGTGACGTGTACCTTCCGGTCGAGTCAGAAAGCAAGCACTTCCTCCCTTCAGTCTCAGACCTGACCACGAGTCTCTACGACACACGCCTCCAAGCCACACCAGATCGCTACTACCCATGAACAACAAGCAGTACACGCCCTACGACAAGTTCCCCGTCGACGAGGTGCGCTTCACGATGGGCCAGGACCGGACCAACAAGACGACGATCAACATGTCCGTCGGCGCCATGAGCGCTCAAGTCTGCATTGTCACTCCCGCTGCAGTGACGAACTGGCCCCGGGTCACTGGGGACGGGAACTTCGGGACCATGTGGGGTCCCACGGACATCCAGAAGGCCAAGTACTCGCTCGACCTCACGGACGGGCTCATCGACGGCGCGCACCCCGTCTACTTCACCGAGTTCTCTGAGCTGCTCGAGAGAGTGGACGACCAGCTCCTGCACTTCGTCTACGAGAACCAGCTGCGCATCCTCGGGCGCAAGAACCTCTCGAAGGACGAGGTGAAGATGCTCCAGATCCGCTCTGTGCGCCCCAAGTACGACAAGATCTCGGGCGTGCTCACGGGGCACTCGGTGCAGCTGAGCACGGCCAAGTTCGGCTGGGACGGCCTTGGGGGTCGCCAGGAGCGCAAGATCAACGTCTGCGACCTCAATTGCAAGGTGATCCAGGAGGGGCTCGTCTGCCCTGGTGACGTCGTCGCGGCGACCATGTACGCGAACCAAGTCTACACTGGGGTCGGCGGCGACAAGTTTGGGATCCACTGGGGCTTTGAGGACGTGCAGGTGATCGCGCAGCGCGCAAAGCTCGAGTACAAGACCGAGGTTCCCGCCTTCTCGATGGCGCAGTACCCCTTCGCGGCCCCCTACGACACACCGAAGCCCATTGCGACCGAGACGGCGCCCGATGCGATGCAGTTTTCTGACTGAGCGCTAAGTGAAGAATGGCACCTAAGGAGAAGAAGAAGCCAGAGGAGAGTGCACAGGGCGCGACGAATCCACGCGTAGCGGACAAGGTGAATGATAGCGGACCCGGGAGTGTGCAGCAAGGGCCCCGAAAACAGTACGGGAAGCACGCGACGATGCCAGTGTTAGCAGCGGACCAGTACGCTGAGGTGATTCTCCCGGACCTAACAGAGTTTAACCCCGAGGACATTAAACTGGATGGCACGATAGTAGCGTGCGGGAAGCGGCGCACAGGGAAGTCCTGGATCTTCCGGAACCTCATGTACCTCATGAAGGACAAGATCCCCGCGGGGATCGTGATTAGCCAGACAGACGAGCTGAATAAGTTCTGGCGGCAGTACATCCCCGCGAAGTTTATCTACCCGCACTACGAGCCCGAGATCTTGGACGCCGTGTTCAAGCGCCAGAAGAAGATTCTCAACGATAACTCGCTCACGGACGAGGAGAAGGATAAGAAGGCACCCTTCTTCATCCTGCTCGATGACGTGATCAGTGACCAGCGCCTAAAGTACGATCCGAACCTCATGGAGCTCTTCGTCGCGGGACGGCACTACCGACTCTTCGTACTGATCACGACGCAGTACGCAAAGGCGATCACCCCGACGATTCGGGGTAACACTGATTACGTCTTCATTATGAAGACGATCCAACAGAGGCAGCGCGAGGCGCTCTGGGAGGACTTTGGGGACTTCCTAACGAAGGACGCCTTCTCGCAGATCCTTGACGCGTACACAGAGGACAACGAGACGCTCGTGATCGACACGTGCCCGGAGCATTCAGTGGATCCCTTAGAGATGATCCACTGGTGGAAAGCCGAGGACCCGGGCGAGTTCCACATGGGCTCGAAGGAGTACTGGGAGTCCGCGATGCAGGACACTGCAATCCCTCCAAAGGAAGGGAAGGAGAGTGCAGCGGACCTACTGACCGTGAAGGACTTTATGCCGCAACCGTGGTCACAGCTGATCTAGCTCCCTTGGGGTCGCGGTTGGGGTCTCTAGATTGAGCTCTCTAGCCGGAATGACATCCCTAATGATCTCCAAGCCACAACAGCGAATACGCGTGCAACGGGACTTTAAGATACACATACCACAAGCTCCGAGCGCCGAAACGATCACTCCGGCTGCAGTCAAGAGGAAGGCTTGGTTCTCACTAACGAACTCGCTCATGTCTACTTCACCCCCCTTCAGAACTATTTCTGAGTGTCTAGTCACTACTAGAGCGAAATGGCATCCACGGGGCGGTTCATCCAGGTCTCAATGACACACACGGTCCTCGGGCTCGTGATCGGCGCGACAATCGAGGGCTTGCTCCCTCGCTTCAATGCCGACGCTTCTTTAGCAAGCCTAGCTTTTGAAACGCTGGTGCAGGCGGGGCTGAACGGCGTGGCTCTGGCTTTGGTCGCCGAACCTTTGCAGGCGGGGGACGTAACATCGGGCCTGCCGTTCTCCATGGCCCTATTCCAGGCGCAGGGCGGATTGTCGGCACGCGTCGAGCACCTAGCTGCTGTAGTAAAAGATCAGGTCGCTCAAGGTGTACAGCGAACGGGGTCACAGGCTGCAGCTCTGTAAACTCCCAGCCGATTGAGGGGAGCATCGCCGCGTACGTCTCCTCGAGCTGCGCGAGCTTCACCTTGGACTTGATGAGCGGGAAGAACATGCAGAACTGTGCGCACCCGAGGCGCTGGAAGAGGCGGCAGAAGACGTAGTTGTAGTTGAGGAAGTTCTTGCGCGTCTCGGGCCGGTTCGACTCGAAGGGCCTCTGGAGCTCCTGGAAGTCGCGGTCGAGGTGCGTAATCAGCGAGGGCCCCGGGACCGGGGGAGCGACCCCCGTGATCCGGAAGATGATCTGCAGCCACTTCTCGATGTAGAGCTGCATGTTCAGAGATCGGAGTACCGCTCGGACTGCATCTTTGTTGATAACGGAGTGGCTGCCGTCGCAGAGCCTCTGAGCAATCTGTAGCATCTGATCGTCAGGGATTTGAGACTCGAGCAGCAAGAGCTGCGAGACGCGCTCGTGCCAGTGGTGAATCCGTTTGTAGTTGCTCGACTTAGTTGGGATAGGGTTGCCGTACATTGTATCCCAAAACACCAGGCGATTCTCAACAGCGCCACAAGAGTCGCAGACGCGGGATCCTGGGTGAGAAGAGGAGCGGGATGCATACTCGAAGTGGCTACAGCCACAGTTCCGACAGACGCCAGTGCACTCGAAGCGATCTGGGCGTTCAGCAGCAAGCAGAGTGTCCATGTCGCGAAAGTAAGCGTCCAGATCAGCCTGTTCATGGACTTCACCCATCGCCTCGCTAGCATGTGTCGCTAGCTGAGTGTCCATTGGAAAGTGTTTGCATTTTCCAAAGTGCTCGCTAAGTGAACATGGCGGAAGGCACGTGGATCGACGCTTTCGTGACGGAACCGGCAAAGCTCGAGCTGGATTCGGCCTTTTTGGGCTCTGTAATGAGCTGCAAGCCTTACAAGGCATCTGGCAGCGAATTTAACGGCCTGAAAATCGTCAAGCAGTCAACTAACTGGATTACTCCGAGATGGATCGAGGGGACTAACAGTTACTACACCGGTGATGCAAAGTACACTGATTTCCTTAACCTGCAAGTCGGTGATCTGATCTACATTGGTCATAACATTGGCGCGACGACCGTGCGCACAGTGGTTGAGCGAGCGGAGTTCACTACAGTCAAGAATAAGACGGGTGAGGATCTGAACCTGAGGCGTGAAGGCCACACCGGTGTTGGAGCTGATGTCGTGCTCGCTGATAACGGTGTTTTTACCCTCCCGTATTTCGCTAAGTTTGTGGCATACAAGGTGGACTCTGTAGTTAATACTACAGATCTACCGACAGCTGGCGGATTGTACACTCCTATTGTGGATGATGACTCAAGCTCGGCTACAGTGACTC